AAGTCATTCCATGCCTGATTAGACTTTCTGTGTTCATCAACCCACTTTGCCGTTGACTTTGTACCCTCATCCGTTGTCTTTACCAAACCTGATATAGCATCGTTATTCTCTTTTATAGCCGAAGCTGTGTTCTTGACTTCGTTTGCCGCTGTTCTGGACTCATCTGCCGCCTTTGCTATGTCATTTGCATAGTCCCTGTATGTGTTAGAGGCTTCGGAAAGCGTGTTCTGCGCGTCTTTTACGTCATCGTTCATGTGAATGACAGGTACGCGCAAGTCCTCAACGACAATACCTAAATCCTCGTAACTCTGTTTGACTTCGGACGGGAGTACAAGTTCGTCCATGTTAAAGGCATCTTTGAATAACTGTAACTTGCCGCCTAAACCATCGTAACGATCTTCAAGGAATTGCAGATCCTCTTTGACCTTTGCGATCTCATTCTCGTCATACCCGGCACTTTCCATGCCTTTTGTGATAGCCCATGACCAGATACCTTGCCCTGCTTCAATAGTAAGATTGCCGAGATATGTTGCAATTACGCCTACAATACCCGCCTTTATAAATCCACCGATTGTTGTTCCGGCTGTTGTTGCCGCTGTTTCAACTGTCTGTCCTGCTGCGGCTTCGGTAACGGCATCACCGATAGATTTTCCAAGAGTTTTACTTATTGCACTCGTTACGGCTTTTTCTATGGCAAGTTTCGTGAATATTCCTGATAATGCGGATGAAACTATCTTGACACTAACAAGTGCCAAACCCGCTTTAATAGCGAGTTCTGCGGCAGATTTTATAACTCCCTCCAGGTTTGATCTTAAAGCGTCTTTGTCGATTTTATCCCAAAAACCTTCAAAGAAATCTTTTACAGTATTTAATATATCTTCGCCGTGTTCATCCCAAAACGTCAGCAGTTTATTAGCCGCCCACGAAAGAACCTCGACAGCATCAGCCGCCATTTGTTCTGTATCAACCTCACCAAAAAGTCCTTTGAAGAACTCTGCGACCTCATTATATAAAGTGCCTTTGTTGTTTACCCAAAAGCCCTTTATAATGTCATAAAGTTTCTGTAAAAGTTCACCTAAAGTTGCACCCGCCTGTGCAGAGTCAACTTGTTCAAAGAACCCGTTGACCATTTCGGTTAAGGCATCAACAACGTCTTTAACATTAAGTTCACTTACAAATCCCGCAAGGAAATCAATCGCGCCTTGTACTAAATCGCCAAGTGCCTGACCTACTTCATGCCAGAGTTCCTTATCCTCAAATACTTCTGAAAGTTGATGACCTAATTCCTTGCCAAGACGTTTAGCCCATGAATCGTTTAGTTTGAATCCTCTTTCGTCATATCCGGGTGTTTCAAAGAACGCTTTAATACCTTTGGCTATGGTATCAAGGCCGTTCTTGATAAAATCAGAGATATTATCCCAATGGAACTCTTTGATAAATCCCCATATTGCCTGTGCAACACCGCGCATACCTGTGATAACGGTATCTTTTATCAAAGCCCAATCTATGTTTTCAAAGAACCCGTTGAATGTGTCGGCTATGAATTTGCCGATTGATTCCCAATGAAGGTTACGGACAAAGCCGTTTAAGAACTCAAATACGGTGTTGACCGACTGTGCTATTGTATAACCGATGTCATATCCAAGTCTTTCAACCTCAACAAACCCATTTATAAGTGTTGCAAGACTCTTTCCTAACTTATTTGACGTTTCCCTGATCTTATCCCACGGAATAGACTCAAGCATATCGCGGAGTTTTTCACCTAACTTCTTTCCAAGTTCTGTGAAATCCCCGATTTTCCACATATCCTTTAGCCAGTCAGCGATTTTCTTCCACTTGTCATCTATCGGTACGGTGTCGAACATATCAGCAATGCCACCGTCTTTGCTTTTGTTCGCCGCCTTTTGCGTGTTATCTGTAAGCTGATTGAGTTCATCAAAACCTAAAACGGTCTTTTTGATTTCTTTTGCCGCATCGCTTGCCGCATCTGCCGTGTCCTCAAATGAATCACGCCATGATCCCGTAAAGTCTTTTGCTTTACTCCAAGTAGAGCCGCCTGTTAAAGCAGACAATACTTGATTGATTATGTTGGCAAGTTTAGTGAATAAATTTATAAGATAAACAATAGCCGGAGCGAGTGCATTTATCAGCGGTGAAACCATAGCGGCAAAGGAATAGCCTAGTTTCTTCGCCCCATTCATCATAGATGATACGCTGTTGTTAAATTCGTCTGAATGAACTGCGAGTGACTTAAACCCTTCCCCGACTTCGGCTATAACCTTACGGAGTGCCATACGGGTTATCATAAGTTTAAGCATTTTAGATACACGGAAAATCTCGTTAGCGAATTTTTTAGCTGTCTTTGTTGCGACATTTCCGCTTGTCACCGTGTTTTTAAGTGCCTTACCCGCATCTTTTAAACGGGTAGAAAATGACTTGATATGATTATTTATAGTCCTGAAAGCAGACAATACGCCTGTTTTTACAATGCTTGCTACTTTTGAGAAACCAGCCTTGAGCATATCAATGGATTTTGTCAAAGCGGGGGCAAGTTTAAAAGCCCCTCCTTCCCTTGATAACTCACGCTGTTTGAGGATAAGTTCATTGTATTTATTGCGCAGTCCGTCAAGTTCTGCCATCTTTTTAGCATACTCCGAACTGTCACTTGTGATCTTCCCGGATTCCAAACCTTTTTGAAGGGTCTGCCGTACCTCGTCATACTTACGGCGTACCTTTTCCGCGTTTTCCTCAAGGGTCTTAAAGGATTTTGTCGGCACTACCAGACCCATCTTCTGAAGAACACCCTGAACACCTCTAGCCTTGACTTGTACCCGGTCGAGTGTCGCAACTACCTCTTTGATGTTCTGTGTGCTATCCTTTGACAAGGCTGAAGCGGGTTGATTTTTAGGCGTGGATTTAGATATAGCACTAGCCGTACTTTGAGCCTGTTGTTTCATTGTCTGCATTGCAGCAACGGCGTTCGTGATACCGTTTACGCTCGTTCTCTTGAAAGACTGTACCGCCACTCCAAGATTAGACATATCGTTTGAAAAACCGCTGATATTAGCCGCACCTATAGCCGTTGACAATTTACTTATCGCATCCGCAAAGTCAACCATTCTCGTTGTCTGTGACTTTGTAGGTACTGATTTTTTGAGGGTTTCCATACCCGCACTGAAATCAGCAAACTTGCTTGTATCAAGCATACGCACACTGCCAGATAAAGTTCTGACAGCACTTGCCATATCCTTTATGTTCTTTACGGCTGTTTCTGTGCCTTTTGATCCAAATTGTATGGTTAAGGTATCAATGTTCGGCATTTTCTTTCTTCTTTCTTTCAACCACAGGCTCTAAATCACGGAACATATTGTTAAGTTGCGTTACAAAGTTCCTGCGTTGCCTTGCTATATCCCTTTCGGACTCGTCTGACATATCTAACCCGTCCTCATACTCTAAATCAAGTGTATAAGGTTCCTTCGGGTATTCAAATGCTTTCTGCCCTCTTCCCCGGAACATATTGCCGATTGTTGCACATAGCGCATCGGCAAAATACATCCCCTCAAGATGGAAAAGCATATTTTGTGTCCTGATCTCTGCTTTTTTTGCCTCGTTATAGGCATCTACCATTATGTTGACCTTGCGAGGGTTGAGTGTCCAAAACTCATCATACGATACACCAAGCGGCATGACTTTCGGCATCCATTCATGTTCGTAATACTCCCGCATTGTCGGGTAGTCGCTTATGCTTTTTTCGTCTTTGCACTCTTCGGCGAAGTTTCTCCTGCGTCCTCTTCCTTGTTCTTGCTGATTGACCGAAAAAAACCCGACTCCTTCATCATAGCTGACATAGCTTCAACAACATCGTTAAAACTACCGCCATTCTCAAGATGAGCCTCGATCTCTTTTCCTGCCATTTCCTTTGTGATCTCCGCGCAGAATGAGAGATATGTCCTGACAAGTGACATGGGTTTCTTGTCGATGTCATCAAGAGACAATCCCTGTTCCTCAAGGTCACATAAGAGGTTAAAATCAAATTCTTTTGCCTTGTAACTCTTTCCGTTTACTGCAAACATCTTTGTCATTTTGGTTCTCCTTTCCCCGCCTTTCGGCTTTCACATAGGGAAAGGACGGGGTTTCCCCCGCCCTGTTCACGCTATGCGTTGTGTGTAACTGTAATCTTGTATGTCAACGTGGACTGAATATGCTTTACCTTTACCTCTACGGTATCGGTGCTTGCTGTCCATGTGCAAGATTTTGATAAAGATGATGTACCTGATCCCTTTGATGTTCCGTTGAGGAAAATCTCTACGGTATCGCCTGTGTTTGTGGCTGTTACAGAAACGGTTGTTGAAGCGTCCGTTATGTTGCAAGTGTACTCAAAAACATCATCATCAAAGGTAGGTGTTAAAATAGCCGACCCTAAACTTAATGCGCTCAAGGTCGGCTCAAGAAAATTTACCTTCGTGTCCCAACCAACCAAATCTTCCGCAACAAGGTTCATGGTATTCGTGAACGCGCCGTTCTGTTCCATTGAAGGGATAGGAAGGGCTGTCGGGGGCTGTGCCTTGAAAAATGCGGCCTTTGTCATACCGGGAATGATTACCTCCCACCACATTGTCTGCCCTGACGATCTGCCGTTGTAGGCGGTAAGGACTGCCTCCCACTCTGCCTCTGTTTCGTCCGTCCAGTTTACGACAATCGGGATAGAATCATTGATCGTACCTCTGCCGCGAACGAATTTCGATGTCAAGTCCTCAAGACAGGAAACATCTATAGTTTCGTTCGTAACCGAAAACTCACCGATACTTGATATTCTGTCAAGCTGTGTAAAACTTGAGGGCTTCGATGATCCAACGGCATAACCGAAGGTAATACCGAGGGTTGATAAACCCATTTCATTTACTGCCATATCTCATTTCCTCCTGTTAGAATGGATCGTTGTAACCAACTATCCGTTGAAAATCAGCATTGATAACTTTTACATCTCCCGATACCGTGGGAATAGGACTGCCCGAAGCAATAAATCCGAGGTTGACTAACTCATCGCGTACCGCCGTGTTGACCTCACGCGCCGCTTCATTGCCTTGCGTTTTAGTTACACTGACCTGTGTTCTGATTGTCATATACACGGCATTTATCGCCCCACCGTCAAGGGTAGCCATTCTTTCAGCAGTATCGAAAAACATATATACGGTCGGAAATTTCGCAGATGTGTTTTCAGAATCGTCCTGTGTAAAGTTGATGTCGGGATAGTTCTTCTTGAGTGCGTTTGTAACTTTGTGTTTCACCCTTGAATATATCTTGTCTATCCTGCTATCAATCCATGCCGAACTCATCCGAATACCTCTTGTGCTATTTCGGTGACTTGTTGAATACAAGCCATGACCGCTTTATGTAAAGGTCGCGTGGGTATGTTACCCTTTGAGTGATACTTAACCCTTCCGTTTGAAGCGGTTTTTACGGGTGTCGCATTACCTTTGGGCGGCATTTCCGCGTACCAATACCATCCTTCTTCATCAAAAGCGTGTCCGTACTTGTTCAAAGTACCCTGACCGCCTAAACCGGGCGCATTTTCGTTTTCTATCGCATAATGCCCCGACCCAAATTCAGCCATTAACAAAGGAGAGATAACCTCTGACCGTGTTTCGGGTGACTTTGAACCCGCATACCACTCCGTTCTTATAAGTTTTGAAGTGGCTGACACATATATTGTTGTTCCGTCCTCAAGTTTCTTTGAATAAAAAATAAAACGGGAAAAATCCCCGCCGTTTGCTGCTCCTACCTCAATGGCTTTGTCTGCTAATTTATTCAGAAACAATGTGACCTTTTCGTTGAATGTGTCTGCGTAATTGTCCAAATAATCCGCTAAACGGTCTAAATCCCGTGTGTTAAGGCCGACTTTATATATCATTTCACTACCTTCGCTAAAATGAACCTGTCGTTGTTAAGTGAAGGTACAGACTTCAAAACTCTGTAATCAGCCGTGGAGTCATCGGCATATAACTCACCGTCTATCAGTTTCGTTCCGGGATAAGTCTGATACCAGATAAGAGAAGTCTCGGTTATCGGTATCTCGTTCTTATTCAGCACTAATACCGCTTCGTAATGTTCGTCACTAATGCCGAACTCCTGACGTAGTAAATCTGCACCCGCAAACGCTATATTGCCCTTGAACTCCACAGCCGGACTATACAAGGTATTTTTCGTGCCTGTTTCTACGTAGTAGGTTTCTCCCGTTTCCTCGTCAATATAGTCAACGATCTTGTTTCCGTCCTTATCAAGTTTGTATTCAGGGCTTGTGCTGATTAGCTGTGCGTAGTATATTTTCTGTTTATTTTTGTATAAACAACGCATCATATAGCCTCTACATAGTTAGGAAGGACATCATGTAACCGTGTGCTTATCCATGCCCCGTCATACGTCCGGGAGATTGCGTTTTCAGAATGTGACTTCTCTCCCTCTGCTCCCATACGTGAATAAACCTCTATACAAGCCATAGCCAATGCACTTGAACACCTTGATAACCTTGTGGCGATCTTTTCATCGTCAAATGAAGCCGGGAAATGACTTTCGTTTATCGCATATTCCACCACGAAATCTACAACCGATTCCGGGAAGTTCTCTATGTTCTCTCCGCTTTCCACGCTATATGACAGTGCTTTTTCCCGCACCATTGCTGACAGTTCGTTTATAGTCATAATGCCCTCAATAGTTCCTTTATCTCTTCTGCCTTTGCTGACTTTTCGACCTTGATACCGTTCTGTGACGCAAGGCTTTTCAGCTTCATATACGGCAGTTTCAATTCTTCTTCCGTGTATTTGTGCCTTTTCTCTTCAGGCTCTACTTTCCCCGGAACATCAACAACGGGAGGCTGTTTAGTCTCCCGCTGTTTTTCGCTCCTGTTGGGTACTTCCGTACCCGCAGGATAGTAGACACCATTCTTTTTAACCTCAAACGGAAAAATCATGTGTCTACCTCCTTTTTTAATATGACAGACTTGAAAGAACCTTCAGCATAAAGGTTTCATCCATCCTCTCGTATGAAGGAAGGACGATCTCTGAAGCCTTTGTGGTTGTCTGTACCGGGTCAAACTTCGTGTCAACTGATACTGCGATACCGTTTTCAACAACGGTTACATCGAGTTTATCTGATCTGTGTTGTTCCGGCGTGATTCCGAAGTAGGTACTGCCGAGCGCACCTTCAGGAAGGAGTGTAACCATTCCATCAGGATAGAACTTCTTCGCTGATCCTGCCTCGTCCTTATACATCTTCGTGTAAACGATGATGTTCATTCCGAGTTCGTTAGAGAACAGTTCCTTTACGCGGTTGTCCGTCATAAAGATGTTGGCGGTTACGTTCTGTGCAAGGATAGCACTCTTGATGGATTCGTTCTGCTTGAGAAGGTTCATGGTTGCCTTGCTCATAAGCAGGATAGTGGGTCTAACACCCGTGTTCTGCTCGATCTTGTCCTGTGCTGCTGCAACGTCATCAAGCGGTGTGGAATCATCAAGGTCATTCCAGTAGTTAGAAACCGTATCAAAGTTGTTTGTTGAATACGAGTTGTTAGGATCGTAGTTGTAGGCGTAGGTTGCCCCGCCCTCTACAGCGATTGAAATTGAAGGATGACCGTTTGCGTTTGCAAGGAGGCTCATTCTCATTCTTTCAGGAACAACAAGTGCGCTCTCAACAAGCGTTGTGGCGTCATCGTAAATCCTGTCAAGGATTTCTCTTGCAAGGGGTGATCCCTCAACCGCCGTTTCGTAGTCCTGAATATCCTGCTCTTTTACAAGCATAGCCTCTTTGAAGTAAGCCATCTCTGTGTCGATGACTTCAAGACCCTGACGTGATCTGATTGTAGCAACTGCATCAAACGCACTAGGCGCAAGAGAGACGGGCAGACCCTTTGAGGTCTTAATCCACTTGAGATTAAGCCCGCTTTTCTGCTTTGCCGGGAAAAGCCCCTCTCCAAGATAAGGTATTCTGTTGGAGGCTACCTCGTTATAGACAGCCGCAACGATAGATGATCCAAATACATCATTAAATTTTCCCATAGTCGCACCCCCTTACTCAAAGTACAGGTTGGAAAGTGCCGCCCTGTCGCTTGTTGTTGCCGTGGTGTTTGCACCGTTAATTACTGCAAATGCAACGATAACGGATGTGTTCGGATTTTCCTCATAACAGTCGTTAAGAGTGATTCCGTAAACATCAGATCCGTCACCCGTTGACTTCTTACCGTCTTTCGCAACGGCTGATCCTGCCGCAAGAACACCGTTTGTAAACGCTGAAGCGTGAATTGTTATCTCTTTCAGGTATTCTGCGCCGAGTTTTCTCTTCAGCACTTCAGGAGTGCTGTTGATGGTTACATCTGAAAACCTCATATCTTTTTCCTCCTGATTATTTGTATGAATCAATAATGCTGACCGCTTCTGTTTCTGCTTTCTTTGAAGCGGCAACGCGATCAACTATATCTTTGTAAGGCGGATCATCCTCTCCACCGTCCTCATTGCCTTTCTTTCCGTCCGGCGCGGGGGTGCTATCAAGAGCCTTTTCCTGATAGGTTGCTACTGCTGCCTTTTCCCGGCTTTCTATGATCTTCCCTAATTTTTCGGTATTGAGTGTTCCGTCCTCACCGAACAGACTGCTTGCATCTTCACCAATAATGCCGATTTCCGCTAAACTCTTCTCAAGCTGCATTTGAGTGACGGTTTTTCTCATTTCTTCAACCTGATTGAGTGCGTCCTGCGTAGCCTTATTAGCTTTCTCCAAGTCGGTCATGTTGGCTGCATTGATTTCCTCAAGCTGTTTCTCAAGGTCTTTTACCCGGTCGGCATCGGCTTTATACTTCTTCGCCGTGTCCTCCGCTTTTTTAACCTCTGTCTGTACGCTGTTGAGGTAGTTTGTTACCTGTTCTTCCGTGGGTTCCTCAATGCCACACGAAATTAAAAACTGCTTTGCTTCTGCTCTATTCATCATTTTTCTTTCCCTTCTGCCTACGCTTTTTGTCGTGGGTCGCTTCCACAGGCTGTACTATTTCCGCATAGTTGCTTATATATAAAAAACGCCCCGAAGGACGTTCTTTTCTCTCACGGTCTGTTGCCAGACCGCTTATATGGAGAGTTAAAAGAAGAATTACTCATAAGTGCATACGCACCTACAGTTGATTAGATTTTCGGGTGAAGAGTTAAGGTAGTCATGCGGGTATCTCATGGTGTCACCGCCCACAAGAAAATAATCATCAATAGGTATTGTCATCATATCGACTTCCACATGAGCATCCCGTACCCGCTCGTCACCCTCTGTTATCCATGTCTTATACTGTTTGCCCTCTTCTTTGGCTGTTATGTAGTCAACGTGATTATAAGCCGTATTTGCCTCGTTCTGCGCTATCAGCAAGGCACGTTCCTTTGAGAGATAATACGGATCATCTGTGTGTCGGTTTGTTGTGTCTATCAAGTCCGATACAAGCTGTGATATGTATTTGTCCTCTAAAGGTATGCCGTTCTGGATAAACGCATCTGTAAGCCTGTTCTGCAAGGTTTCGCGGTATATGAAAAAATCCCTGTCAGGCTTCACTTCGGACATTACTTGTTGGACGATCTCTTTTACACGCTTGTCCTTTATGTCCTCAAACACAGGACGGTTTGTGATTATGTCATCGGCAAGCTGCTTGATGTACTCCGGCTCATACGGGATCTTCTTTTCGTCTAATGCGTCTATGATCTGTCGCTCTAAAGTGTCACGGTATTGCTCCGCTACCAACGCATTTTTGGTGAAATTAAGTTCCTCGACCTCTTTCTCGACCTTAATGAGCGAAAACACAAAATAAATTGCGTCATACAAAGCGTAAGCAAGGTC